CCTTTACCGGATTTAATACTCAACAACATTAAACATGCGTCGCGACGTAAAACAACGTTCTCGACGCCCTCCGGGCAAAGCCCGAGACTCCAAAGTCCGTAACAGAGGACGTAGGAGTTCAAACGCAACGAACACAAACGTGCCACCACCAACCACGGAAACAATGAATAATGATGAACGTGTCTATGGGAATGGTCCTGGAACCTACGGTGGCATGGAACAAAGTAGCTCTAGCACTGAACAAAACAGAGCTAGCATGCACGCAATGACTAAGTATGTGCGAACTGGTAAACACAACGGTAAACAGATGATCGACACAAAAGGAAAAGAACCCAAGAAAGATTACGTCTATGTCGACATGTTGAATCCTTCACAAACGAGAGAACAATTGGAAGGTAAAATACCAGTGTTTGCTAAAGAACAAACCAAACATTCAAAGCTGCCCTTGATGTGCCCGCTGAGGAAATACGAACTTCCCGTGGGTGCTGAGGCCCCTGTAATAAGAGCCATTGACAGTGTTTTGCCACCATGGGCGGTAACTGTTGAGAAGAACATACCCCACCCAGTTGCCGCGGTGACCCGAGTCTTTTTGAGAGATGCTGCGATGCAACAAGCCGTGAGGCAGTTCTTCCTCTATGGACCCTGGGCTGCTTTTGAGGGTCAAACTTCGGCTAGGATTGTTGATGTTGGTGGTATTCCTACCAATTGGTCTCACATGAACCACTCTGTAGTCCACTGTGTGAATCCGATTAACACACCAACACCAACCGACGCTAAGCGCCGTACAGCATGTAACTGCATTATCCAAATGTGCACTCACATTCGCCGCAGGGAACCTGGGGGCAAGCCCACATGCGTGACTATATCAAGTCATTCGTTGTATCACCTAAGTCCACACGACTTGGTTGAATTGATGGTCACTACCCATGATGAGCATTACGCGGTTGTGCATAGAGTTACAGAGGATGTACTCCCCGTTGGTAGCCCTGATCGTGTATACATAGAGCCTATGTGTGAGATCCAAGCCTACGAATCAGGTAACTCCGATTCGATGGTTCATTGCACAGCAGATGGCAACAGAGTAGCTTATACTCACAAACGAAATGACTGGATGTTTGTTAACGGTAACACATATAGTGTCACCGTTGGCGGCCTAGTCGTTGAAAGAGTTTTGTTTGTGGAGAAGTTGACTGAGCGCAATGGCCAGTATCTACTCAAGTTCACTATACGTGAACCTAAGGGACCATTCAAGACAACCTTGATTGAGCCTATCAAACCTACGGTCTCGCCATCCCAGCTCAAGAGGGGCAAAAGACGTGTTAACAAGATTATTGCCAACAACACGGCCTTAACCCAACGAGGAGAGGCCTCCACACAACCCATGCTGCTAAGACTCATTACGTCTGACGCTGAGCGCAACAACGACACGCGCGTGTTTGTGGATGGACTCACGGAGCACGACGAGACTGCGTTGGCCAGTTATGTTGCCGGCGTGTACCAGGAACAACTTCTTGCAGAGAAGAATCACCTGGAACGCCTGGAACCCAATCTGCATATGGCCAAGAGCGCCAACGCCTATGTTAAGAGCGTCAGCACACTAAACCCTATCGACGTTAAGTGGAACTGGGCCCTTGGCGTGCTGGCCTGGACAATGGTGCTAATCTTGGTGCTGGCTGGCTTTACCCTTCATGAAGAACACGACAAGTGTCATGCGTACGAGATCGCCCCATTATCATTGAAGGAAGTGATGACCCACAGCCTGGTCAATACCAAGGTGAAAATGGTTACCAACCTGTTGAACGGAGTGTACAACTATCTTGGCTATTGTGACCCAGGGGGTTACAAGAGGCAAGTGATCGAACGAATAGTCGACAAGACTGCTGTTCCCGCAATTTGTGTTGGTTTGCTGTCCCTTGTGGTCAACGTCTCGCGTGCGTATAAGAGGTTGACCGACTGGGTCGCGGGTTATGCACCGAGTCCGATTGGAGTGCAATTCGTTGCTGCTATTGCCGTTCCTTTGATTGGATGTTGCTTGGCTTGGCAGCAATATTACATGTATGCTGCTTTCGTTTACTGCATGCCGGTAATTGTTGCTCTGGCCTTGACCGGCCTGGGAGCGCAACTCAATGTGCTCTGGGCTATCAGAAGCGATAGTATGGAATGCCCTGCTATACCCTTTGTGTGTTCCTCTGCTGAACTTGCCCCTCAAGAACGGGGAACAAAGTTGAAGACTTTTGTTCAGGAGGGAACCGCCTCGACTGTTCTATGCCGTGACAACACACGCATGAATCCCGCTTGGCCGGACCGAACTACGTGTCATGGCACTGGAGTTTATGGGTATTTGCCCGCATTCCCCAAACCGTGTTACCACAACACTTTGATAGCTGTTCGGAATCGGTGTGTGTTTGATCGACTACTGAGAGTCAACAAACATCTTAACTCACTCGGTATAAGGCCAATTGGAGCCATTGAACCCTTTTGGCGCCTGGATACGAGCCAAAACAAGACGACATTGAATCGGGGTTTTGATGGTTGGCGTCTCATGGACCAAGAAGAGTGGCTTGACCGCTATCCCAAGACGCGACAACGAGAATTGATTGACACCACTCGACGTGAGGTTACGCAACCAGGACTCTACGCCAAACATGGTAACGCAAAATCCTTTATTAAGAAGGAACCTTACTTTGGGAAGATAAATCCAGAACCACGACTGATTCAGGGATCATCAGGCATTCATAATGTCAGGATTGGACCGACAGTCGTGTCTTTGTCTACGAGATTTGCCCAGAATTTCAATTACACGCACCCTCGCTTCTTCTATGCCAGTAAGACCACCCCAACGGAAATAGGATCTTGGTTCGCCCAATGTTGTCGCGATGGTTTTAATTTCTACATGAATGACTATAGTCGTTTCGACGCCACCATATCTGAAAGCATGCTGGCATGGGAACGTGAGATGTACGTGGAGGCTAAGGCCAGCACGGAATTCGCTAAAGAGTTTAGAAAACAGTTCAACTACAAAGGTGTGGTAAACTATAAAGCGCGCCATTTGAACGGCCGCGGAACAACTCGCGAACAAGTTTACTACACCTCAATAGGTGGTAGACGCTCTGGTGTGCCAAACACTTCTCTCGGCAATACTCTCATTAACTTCCGCGTCATCGAGTCTTTCATGAACATGTATTATCCTGGTATCGACTATAGGTGCATGGCCCTGGGTGATGACTTGGTGGTAGCCATAAAGGGTGACGTACAACCACGATTATTTTCAAGGTTTGCTGCTACATTCGGATTGATGGCAAAGTTTTCATTATGCTCGCCACAAGAAGTAGAATTTTGTAGTAGTATATTCTACCCAGTGGAACCAATCGACGGTTATGCTACTTTTGGTGGATGCTCCTACGTTCTGGGCCCCAAAATTGGCAGGGTGATAGCTAAGACGTTCTGGAGTAAAGATGGATTGAAACCGAGCCAGGGAAAAATTTGGGCCTATGAAGTAGCCGTTTGCATTCACCGCAATAGCCACTATGTCCCAGTCCTTGGTGAAATCCTGAGAGCCATGATAAATCAATTGGCGGACGCCAGACGAAACCTGCGCATGGAAGGACGCACACGCAAGATAATTGAGGACTATTACAGTGAGTCAGTGCATTCTGTTACACGATGTGGTGCTGATGTGCGAGCCAATGGACAGACGCTCAAATTCGTGGCTGAAAGGTATGGTATGACGGCAGCTGAAATACAAGCCTGCTGCCAGGATGCTGCGAATACGACCTTCCCCACCGTCTTTGTGGATCGAGGAAGGCCAACCAGTGCAAGTTCTGGTTTAAGGGTTGGGGCTTTCGCTTCCGCAATTAGTACTATGGCCAGGAAAGATGTTGGCGGTTGTGAATACTTGAACACCGAAAATCTTTACAAGGTGCGCGAGGACTGTCCGTGGGCACATTGGACCACAGCCTTTAGTCCTGCCATGGAAGAAATTGCCATATGGTTGTGCCCTGATAGTTACTATCTCGACGTGCTGATGCTCCTCATGTTGATTGTCACGGAATGCATCATTTATGGACAGAGGTTTTATGGTCTGAATTGGAAAAGAGACCTGTTTATTTTCCTTGGCCATTTTGTCTGTTATTACGCCGCCCGTGAATGGGGTGTGATTGTTGGAATATTGGTACATCATGCTATCAATTATGTTTCTATGCTGGCGCCAGGTAGAAATTCAATATTACTGAATCTTATTTCGTGTTTCCAACAAAAACAGATGTATGACTGGTTCAAAGTCAAACAAGCGACCAAGAACCAAGAGAAAACCGACTCCAAAAATGGAAAGACGATTAGCGAACCAGATGCGGCAGCTAGTCACATCCGAACCTACAAGCAACCCGGCAAAGGACCCAAGTTGGTCAGGCCTGGCACGCAAAGTGGTTCAAGAAATCGAAACCTGGTACAGACAAGGCTGGGACGCAACAGACCTAACCGAAATCATGGCGGACGGAATGGAGCTGCTAGGACCCGTGGCAATGGACGCCATGATGATGCTACTGCTGTAGTTAGTATGAAACCAGGAGCCAATCGCAATGCTGGGGCAAAACGACGCAAGCCTCATGTGGTGAAAATCCTGCGCAATGGTGTCAGTGTTGGACGAGTTCATGTCCATCCTGCCAAGGGTGACTATGACCATGCAGTTAAAGGTATGTTTAGTGGAGCCCCTCTGGCATATGGCTATGATTATCCTCGCACCGAAACACATGAGACCACAAATGGTACCAACACGTCCATTGCCGTCTCACAGTTTCTCTGTGATGTCATTGTCCCAGACGGCACTTATACCTATCAAGGTCAGACGATGGCTGTGATCCCGATCATGGCCGAGACCCTTGGTGGCCGCATTGCTGTTCTTGCTAAGCAATTTGCCGAGAGCAAACTTCGACGCATCCACCTGAGATATTTACCTGGGCAACCTACAACTACCCCCGGTTCGATCGTAATTGGCTGTCTAACTGATGTTGCAGAAGACATATACATCAGCAATGACGATTCCCTTGCGCGCCTAAGCTCAACAGATGGGTTCCATGGCACGCCAGCCTGGGAGAACTCAGAATGGTCTTTGCCTGTTCAACACTTTGCCAAAAGGGTGTTTGATGAGGCGACTGGGGACATCCGGATGTCAGCCGAAGGTGTAGTGCTGGTTTTGGCCGGTAGTGGCTTTGACACCCTTGGTAATTTACCACTGGGATCCTTGTACATAACTGCTGAAATGGAGTTTTACTCTCCTACCATGCAACCCATTGTCAATGCTACTCCTACTGTAACCCCGTGTGTCTTCAAGACGGGCGGGGCTTTCACCGCAAACTCTGGAGACCCAGTAACCGGCACCACTGATTCTACCCCTGCTGGGACGCAGATTTCCTTTCTACTGGGTGACACAGGTGGCCTACAGCCTACGGCTGGCGTCATCTACTGTGTGTGGACTGGCAATTACTCTGCTGCTGACTATGGTGGCAACGCGTTAACGCTGAAATGGGTGGCCGCAGGTGAAGATGAGTATGCCACCACGACTCGTGGTGCCTCTGCTTTCTACGTCACCGTGTTTCAGGCCGACGGCAGTTTCCCACTGTTTGCCGTGAGCAACAATTTGACTGCAGTCACTGACTTACCGACGGAGCTACCAATAGACACAGAAGCAGTGTCGCCACCTGGCACACTCATCTGGTCTATAACAGGCCCACCGGTAGACACTGGATCAACGTTCGCCTGCTGGTGTTATCCCGTGGCTTACTTTTAGCTGGCTTGCCAGCAACTCCAACCCTGTTTAAACAAACTGGAGTGAACCTTAACGGATCAAATTTTCTTCTATAAGAAGGATAACAG